CATTACATTCTTTGCATCTGAGTTAGAAAGAGCAGAGTATTATGATGTCCCTAAAAATGTATATACTGAATTTATCAGTAGTGAGTACATTCCTGAAGATGCTAAACGCACATTATACAAGTGGATATTTAATCCGCACTGGAGAACAGAGTATGATGTAATTGAAGCTACAGAAAGTATTCAAGAGAGATACATGATTCCTGTATCAGAACTTAGAATTGTGCAACAGGCTGCTGAACTAAAAGAAATTAAATTGCCAAGTCTAGACTTAGGTCCTACAGATGAGCCCTTTAATATGCTTACAATTAGGGATCTTGCTGCTATTATGCTTAAGAAACCTGTTAGTAACAAGGAATGGTTAAACGAAATTATAAAACTAAAATAATATGGCACAAAGCATCTTAGTAATCGCAGAGAGCGGTGCAGGTAAAAGCACAAGTATTGCAAACCTGGACCCAAAAGAAACATTTATTGTAAATGTAGCAAACAAACCACTTCCTTTTAAAGGATGGAAGAACAAGTACAAGATTTGGAGTAGAGAAGATCAGTCTGGTAACATGTACACTAGAGCAGGTTCTAAAGAAATTGAGGCCTGTCTTAAGTACGTAAGTGAGAAGAGACCTGAGATTAAGAATATCATCATTGATGATTTTCAGTACATGTCAGCATTTGAGTATTTTGATAGAGCAGAAGAAAAGGGTTTTGATAAGTTCACTAGTATTGCTAAGAGCATTGCAACTATTGCAAAACTTCCAACTACACTACGTGAAGACTTATATGTATTCTTTTTAACACATGCAGAAGAGTCTCAGGACTTAGAAGGCAGAAGAAAGTTTAAGGCCAAGACAATTGGTAAATTGGTAGATAACAGTTTAACTCTAGAGGGATTATACTCTATAGTTTTATTTGGTAAAGTAAAGAAAGACAAAGACAAAGACGGTGCTATGAAGTATGTATTTGAAACACAGAACAACGGTGAGAATACATGTAAGTCACCAGCCGGTATGTTTGAGTCCTTTGAGATTCCTAATGATTTAGAATTTGTAAAACAAGCAATAATTAACTACGAAAATTAATAACTATGATTAGCACTAAAGACGTGCAAGCTACAAGTAGCTCGCCAAAGAAAACCCTAAACCCCGGTGAACACACCGTGAAAATTAACTCTGTTTCATTAGAGAGTGTAAGTTACAAAGCAGGTGCTTATCACCTAATTTTGAATGTAGAAGGCCCTGATATGGGTACTTCATTTGAAGGATTCTTAGTAGACAAAGACAAGCCAAATGGTGCCCGTTACAAAGGTCAGATTGGTAAAGTTAAGTTTGGCTTTTATCCTTTCTCTGATGGTGAAACAAAGACCGGTATCAAGATTAGCCGTGACTTAAGTATTTTACGTGCAATACAGCAGTTATGTATTGCTGGAGGTAAACTTGAGTGGTTTGAAGAAGCAGATGGTAAATTTGCAACAATTGAAGATTTTGTTAAAGCAGCTAATGTTGTTATTGCAGATGATACATTGTTTAGCATGTGTATCAATGGTAAAGAGTATGAAAAGAATGGTTATATCAACTATGATTTGTTCTTACCAAAATCTAGCAAAGAGGCATATGCATTGGAGTCTGCTACTGCAACTTCAAGCAGATTAATCTCTTATAACCCTGAGTTACATATCAAAAAAGTTAAAGTGGAAAACGTAGAATCATTTGGTGATGCTAATCCATTTAAGACTGAAACTGATACATCTACAGGATTTGAATTTTAAGTTTTAAAGTTTATTATATAAAAGGGGGATTATATGGTCCCCCTTTTTTATTATTGCAGTTATGATTAGTACAAAGATTCTAATTCCGGATATAAAGTCAGTACCTATAGCATGGGTATTTGAGCATTATTGTAGATTAGATCAGAAGTTAACTGGTCAAGATATTAAGATTAAATCCCTCTTTAATCCTAGTGAAAGAACTCCTAGTATGTGTATTTACTTTAAAAAAGATAAAGATAAATATTACTACAAAGATTTCTCAACGGATAATGGTGGTGATTGTATTGATTTAGTACAGAAGATATTTGATATAGATACCCGGTTAAATACTATGCATAAAATTGTAGGAGATTACAATGAGTTTGTATTGCATAATAATGGGGGATATGATCTACAAGTATTCAAGCAGTATAATAAATACAAAATTGATAGATATGAGATTAGGCAATGGAATACATTAGATAAAAGCTATTGGAGTAAGTATGGTATAGGGTCTAGAATGCTAGAGCACTATAATGTAAAACCTCTAAGTAGTTATACTATGTTTAAAGAAGATGATGGTATATATAAAGTCTTAAATATTGAAGGCTCTAATATATATGGTTATTTCAAGAAAGATGGTACACTAATTAAGATCTATCAGCCTAAAGTTCAAAAGAAAAAATTCTTAAAAGTAAAAGATTATGTACAGGGTAGTGAGCAATTATCCGGCACTGAATCATTAGTTATTGTCTCCTCTCTTAAAGATGGCATGTGTTTAAAGAAAATGTATCCAAGTATAGATTTTCTGGCACCAGATTCTGAGAATACAATGATTAAGAAAGAATATCTAGATACTGTTAGTAGTAATTATAAAAATTGCTACATACTATTTGATAATGATGAGGCCGGTAATAGAGCTACTGTAAAGTACTGTAATCAGTTTACTTATCTTAAACCTTTATATTTGCAGTTCTCTAAAGATATATCAGATTCTGTAATGGATAATGGATATCAAGAGATTAAAGAATATTTAGATAATAAATTATGACAACATTTATCATACCGGGTAACACACCATCTAGTAAGAATGGCAGAGTATGGACAGGAAGATATAGTATTGCAAGTGCCGCTACAAGAAAGTGGAAACTTGCTACTGATGAAGAATGGAAAGCACAGGCTAAACAGTTTAGAAAAGAATCCAAAGATCTTGGTAAACCATTATATATAGAGTTTAAGTTCTATAGAAAGAGCAAACATAAGTTTGACTTGATTAATATAGCACAAGCTGTACAAGATGCAATGGTACATCATGGTTGGATAGATGATGATAATGCTGATGAATTAGTACCGGTGTTTGCTACCTATGCGTATGATAATAAAAATCCAAGAGTTGAAATTAAAATCCTAAAGAAATGGAAGTAAAAAAGAAAGTTAAGGTTATGTATGCCTTTAGTCAAGCAGCTGCTTTGTATGTAGACATTAATGGTTGGGATGACTTATTTAAAACTGAACACGAGTCTCTACAAGAAAATTATGACTATGGTATTAAAGAATTTGATAGCAAAAAAGAAGCAGAGGCTTATATGAGCGGTGTAAATGATGCTAATGGTTGGACTGACCCAATTGCAGAGATTGTGTAACAGAGTTAGTATTTCAGTTTTTAGAAGAGCTGAATAAGATTACAAAATTTTAAAACCAAAAACTATGAGAAAAGATGAAGAACTGGCGTTAGCCGGGAAAGAACTTATGCTTGAACAACCCTTCTATGGCTTGTTCTTGATAGGTCTTAACAAAGAATGGAATAATGCTATTCCAACTGCAGGTGTAAGTAAACACAATATCAATTACAAGCTTGTGATTAACTCAGAGTTCTGGGATAATCTACCACATGACCACAAGAAAGGTTTATTGTGGCATGAGCTTTTACATATTGTATTTGATCACTTGAATTTAAGAGATGAGTTTGCTGATAAGCGGTTATTTAATATAGCTGCTGACTGTGAACTTAACCAATATATTACTGAGAGCTATCTTCCAGATGGTGCTATTTTACCAGAGTCATTCCCTAATCTAAATCTAGATTATAAAGCCGGTACTAACTATTATTATAATATGCTGATGGATAATCAAGATGATCCTGATGTACAAAATATGATGGGTGAGGCTGGTGATATGCATGGTACATGGGAAGAGTTTGATAACTTAAGTGAATCTGAAAAGAAACTACTTAAAGCTCAATCTGAGTATCAACTTAAAGAGGCTGCAGAAGAATGTCTTAAATCACGGGGTACTTTACCTGGTGAAATTTCACAGATTTATCAGCGTATCACTGAGGTTACTCCTAGTAAGTTTAACTGGCGGGCCTATCTTAGGAGATTTGCCGGTAACTCTTATATTGTTGAAACTAGATTATCTAGAAAGAAGATTAACAAAAGATACCCGGATGCTCCCGGAATGAAATTTAAACCCAAGAAACATATCTTGGTTGCAATAGATACTTCTGGTAGTGTAAGTAATGATGAACTTGTAGAGTTCTTTAATGAAATTAGACACATGCACAAAACCGGAACAGAGATTACAGTATTACAGTGTGATACACAGATTAACAGTATTGAAAAGTATAACCCTAAAAAAGATGTAAAAGTCCAAGGTAGAGGTGGTACAGAATTTAATCCTGTATTAGAATATTATAATAAGAACACCAAAAAGTTTACATGTTTGGTTTATCTAACAGATGGTGAATGTTCTACTGACATTACACCAAGAGGTAAAATGCTTTGGGTTATTTCTTCAAAAGCCCGCATTAATGAGCAACTACCCGGTCCACAAATTCAATTAAATTAAAAACCCTAAAAACTATGGCACAAGTAAAATTAAACAGCTGCGAATTAAAAGATTTCATTAAGCACGTAATTAACAACAACAGATTCATTCAAGCACAAGGTAAAGTACCAACTGCTTTGAATGTAGTAGGTAATGCAGGTCTTGGTAAGACTACTGTAGTCGCTAATCTTGCAAAAGAAGAGGGAATGC